TTTTAGTGATGTAAAAGTAAATGACTTGGTTAAGAAACTTAAGGAAAAAGATTTTCCCGAAGTACGTAAATGGGTTGTCAATAACTTGGACAATGATACTTCTGTCCTACTGCGTCGTATTTACGATGCTTGTTATGATTCCTTGGTTCCGAATAGTATTCCTGCTGCTGTGCTTGTTCTTGCTAAGTATCAGTATCAAATGGCATTTGTGGCGGATCAAGAAATAAATATGCTTGCGTGTTTGACTGAGATTATGGTGGAGTGTGAATTCAAATGACAAGTATTCCAACTAAAATTGGTATGGCCCTTATCATGGTCTATTGGTTGTCCATGGCTGGTATGGTTGCCAATGCATATTTTCATTATAACTATAATGTATGGAGTGTGAATTTAAATGATTGATGTAAAACTGCTACGAATTGTGACCGGAGAAGAAGTTATTGCAGAACTTCTATCTGAGACAGAAGACACTATCACAGTCCAAAATGGTCTTGCAGTTCTTCCAACAAATAATGGCGTTGGATTTGCTCCATGGGCAACTGTGATTAGTAAAGACAACCCAGAGATTACGATCTCTAAAACTCATCTTGTATATGTTGCAGAAGTCCAAGAGGATGTCTGTAAGAAGTATAATGAAATGTTTGGTAGTAAGTTGATTACTCCAGATTCCAAAAAACTAATTGTGTAATTATGAAACAAAAGAAAAGGTGTCAAATTAAGTCCAAGTTCTACTATATCTTTTGGGGAACTGCTACAGTAGCAGTTGTTCTGGGACAACTATATGTTGGAACTGGATATCGTGTCTTGCATGATGGTATGCAACAATTACTGAATAAGGTTGATGGAGTTCTTCTTCGTGCGGATGAACCGAACTACCTATGAATTTTTTAAAAACTGACAAAAGTAATTTAGTTGAACCAAGAGTAAAAACTACTCCCCAAAATGTGGCAGAATCAAACGATAGTTTATTTCGTGCTAAAATGACATTACCTGCTGCCGCAAAACATTGTGGTATGACTCAGAAAGAAATGAAATTAACCTTCTGGGAATTTTTAAAGTACAATAAACCTGATTATGAAATCTCTCAAGACGCCCCTCAGATATCCAGGGGGTAAATCTCGTGCCTGTGTTAAAATGGATGAGTTTATTCCCGATCTAAGGGAGTACAATAATTACCATGAACCATTTCTTGGTGGTGGTAGTGTTGCCATTCACATTACAAAAAAATATCCACACTTAGATATCTGGGTAAATGATTTATACGAACCTCTCTATAACTTTTGGAGAGTTCTACAGGATGATGGATATAAACTTTATAAGAGACTTCAAGAATTAAAGTCCAGATATCCGGATCGTGGATCTGCCAAAGGTTTATTTCTTGAGGCAAAAACTGTTGTAAATGATTATGATCAAACCAATCTATTTCGTGCTTGTGCTTTTTACGTTGTTAACAAGTGCTCTTTTTCTGGTCTCACTGAGTCCTCATCCTTTAGTGCCCAGGCATCTGATTCAAACTTCTCAATGCGAGGGATAGAAAAACTACAAGGATATACGAAAATAATTAAAGATTGGAAAATTACTAATCTTAGTTATGAACAACTCCTTACTGATGATAAGGAGTGCTTTACTTATCTTGATCCCCCATACGATATTAAAAGTAATCTTTATGGAAAAAAGGGAAGTATGCATAACAAATTCAATCATGATGATTTTGCCACGGATTGTGATAGATTTATTGGACCTCAACTCATATCTTATAATTCATCTCAATTAGTCAAAGATCGTTTTCAAGGATGGGAAGTGGGAGAGTTTGATCTTACCTATACGATGAGGTCTGTGGGTGAGTATATGCGCGAGCAAAAAGATAGAAAAGAACTTCTTCTCATGAACTATGATAAGAAGTCAAAAATAAAACCTGTATTTGAAGAGTGTTATAATTTTTCCAAGTTGAAGAAAGAGGGGTTGGTATGAGTAAATCAATGCGGGAAAAATTAGATAATCTTCGCCAAAGAAAAAACAAAGACTATCAAAATATTGTTTATTACTCATATAAAATGAGTATTCATGAGCATATCAATAATCATGAATTAAAACGTTTGGAACATAGCATTAGATCATTGAGAGAATTTAACAATGAGATATGTGTTTATTTGTTCTGTGATGATCATAATTTTATCTCACCAGATTTTTGTTCAAACTATGATGTAAATTTTAGATCTTTTGTGGATGGATTTGACCACGATATGTTGAGTGCCTGGTCAATTCACAGATGGTATAATCTTAAATACTTTGAAGGTAGATCCTGCAATATTCTTTATCTTGATTCTGATACTATTTTTTATGATGACCCTCAGTATCTTTTTGACACCTATTGTCATCGTGATGTGTATGGTAGAGAGGAGTTTGGATTCCGACATGACCCTAATACAGGTGGCGGCAGGGGCATCAGAGAGTCCTTAGATAAGGTAGATGCTGCCATCTATGATCTAGGGGGAAAGCGTGAGGTTTATAAGTATTGCCTAGGTGTGATATTAATGAATAATAATTTTCACGATCAAATCATTGACCGTCTTGATGAACTCACTAAACTGATGCAACTCTTTAAATTTAGTGAAGAGTTGATGCCGATTCCAAATCCACGAATTGTTGATCAGTATGCTGTATGGATTATCTTTAGTCGCCTTGAATTGGTTGGTGACATGTTTGCCACTCAAGATGTGACTATGGGATTCAAGGAACAAAAGCACGAAGAATTTTTTAATCCTGTCGTTCTTCATTACACAACAAAAGGTGAGCAGGGACTTGCCGAGTCTGACGAAAAGTATGCTAATCTTATTAGAGATACTGATGAGTTAGGCGCAGAAATAGACCCTTATAGTATGATGTTATCATGACCGAATTAAAAGACTGGCTCAACTCTATCAATCAAACAAAGAAGCATTTGATTGATGAAGACCCCTTGGTTGAAAAAGAATATCCTCCTTATATTATCAACCGTTGTTTCTCCGGACATCTTGATGCAATTATGTTTGCAAACGAGATGAACAAGTATCATTTTCTTCCAAAGAAGATGCAGTATGATTTTATGCTAAATAGTCTGAGGAAAAAGAAGAGATTTTCTCCCTGGCTCCGAAAAGATAAAATCAAAGATCTTGATTATGTCAAACGTTATTATGACTATAGTAATGAAAAGGCACAACATGCTTTGAAGATCCTAACAACAGAACAACTTAATTTTATTAAATCAAAATTTGATACTGGAGGAACAAGATGAGTGTGGTTCAAGAGCCTATTGTGAAATGGTCACCGGACCAGATGGTTGAAGTGGTTCTTGGAGAACCTGATGACTTTCTCAAAGTAAGAGAAACACTAACAAGAATTGGTGTTGCATCAAGAAAGGAAAAAAAGATTTATCAATCTTGTCATATTCTTCATAAACAAGGTCGTTATTATCTTGTGCATTTTAAAGAACTCTTTGCACTAGATGGTAAACACGCCAATATCACAGTTAATGATGTCCAACGACGTAATCGTATTGCTCAATTACTTGCTGATTGGGGTCTTATTAGCATCGTTAGTGTTGATAAAATACAAGATATTGCTCCACTAAATCAGATTAAGGTTCTTTCTTATAAAGATAAGCAAGACTGGGTTCTTGAAACTAAGTATAATATTGGGTCCAAAAAGAAAAAGGTTGAAGAAACCGAATAAGTTTCAGGAGGTGCTTGACACCTCTTTTTTTTATGTTATACTGTATAAATAAAGTACGCTTCATCAAAGAGCATTAATGCCTTGGAGATGAACAATTACACGGAAAAAAAATATGTTAGAGACAAAAGTCTATAGGCAATTTTGTGAGGATGTAGAAAAAGTCATCTTCAATCTCGCAAGATTTACCAGTAAACAAATAAAGGTGCTTCAAAAGCAGATGAGCATCGGTAAGTCTTTCTTTATGGGAAATAAATTACCCACGATGTTGAAAGAAGCGTTTCCTGAACTTAAATTTATCATCAGGATTTCACCAACCACTGAGGTTGCCGATGATGATTTTTTGACAGCAATTGAATATGTTAGAGTTGAAGGATTTGATAATGATACAAAAGTAAAGTATAGGTCGAAACGTATCAC